TAGCTGCAAACACTATTGCTGCTGGTTCTTTTGCAATCACAGTTTCTAATGTTTCTGCAGGTTCTTTAAGTGAAGCAATTGTAATTAACTTTGTTGCATTGAAAGGTGCATCTAGTTAATGGGCATATTCGCTTTTAGACGAATGAGAGAACAGGAGGCTACTAAAACAGTAGCCCCTGCACCTCTTAAAAAAACAAAACGTAAGCCTAAATTAAAACAAAATGGCAATAACGATAGACGCAACAGTGGGGGGAGCATCAGCAAACAGTTACATAACACTGTCTGATGCAAACGCAATTGTAGAAGGATTAATTCTTGATGATGATGTATCAGTATGGGATAGTTCTAATACTGATAATAAAAACAGAGCTTTATATACTGCTGCGGTCAGGATTGATCGAGAAAGATTTTTAGGTGCAAGAGTAACAGATACACAAGCATTACAATGGCCTCGCACAGGTGTCAGGAAACCAGATACTTATATTAATACTTATGCAACAGGCTTTCCATTTCGTATAACAACTGATTATTTTACTGATACAGAAATTCCAGAACAAGTTAAAAAAGCACAAGTTATTCTTGCAGTTTATTTAAATAATAATAGGAATGGGTTAGGATTAAGTGGCTTAGAGGATTACAAAAACGTAAAAATTGGTAACCTAGAAGCAACACCAAATTTTTATGGTGCTGTTGGTGCTGATAGAGTACCACCACTATTTGAACGGTACTTTACTGGTTTACGCCATAGTGGACCTGCTAACGTCGCAATTAAAAGGAGTTAACAATGACTTATTATCCAGCAGCTAAAATCATTAATGATACTGATGCACATACAGGCAGATTTGGTTGTGTTCAAGCAATCAAAGATTCTGAAATTGCAACTTTAGTAGCAGAGAATATTACTGGTGATCTTACAAGTATCGATCTGAAATCTAATTGTAAGATTGAAGGTGTCATTACAAGCATTACACTTGCAAGTGGAACTGTTGTTGCATATTTAATATGAGCCTTGCAAATGCTTTAAAAAAAGCAGCATCAAAAACACTCAGTAAGTTGGGTGGCAATGTAACAATTAGAAAAGTTACTGCTGGTTCATACAACACAACTACAGGTGTAATATCTGAAACAACTGCAGATACAACAATTAAGGGTGTTTTAGATAATGTAACAAGGTCACAAGTAAATGATTTAATCGAGCAACAGGATAAAATTTTAACAATATCTGCAAATGATTTAGATTATGTTCCAACAACAAAAGATAGAGTTGTTATAAGTAGTGTTGAATTTAAAATTATATCTGTAAGTACAAATGAACAGAATAATACACCAATTACATTTGAACTTATTTTGAGGTAATTATGGCTAGAGAAATAAGACTTTCAGGTATTGGTGAACACTTTGAAAAGCAAGTAAAAGATACAGTACGCAAGGCTACGTTTGTTTGGAAAGAAAAAGTTGTAAAAGCTACACCTCGTGATACAGGATTCTTAGCTAGATCATGGGATACAGATATTGAACCATTTGTTGGAGAGGTTTTTACAGATGTTGAATATGCTGAACCAGTTTGTTATGGAACTAGCTTACCACCAAATTGGAGAGGGCAATTCAGGACATCACCAAAAAATCAAACAATAAAAGGATTTCCAGAATTAATTGGTAAACAATTAGAAGGTTTTATTGAAGATGAATTTAGGAGAATGTAATGGCTGCAATAGATTTAAATACAGTACGATCAACTATTGAAGGTAGGCTTGCAACAGAACTAGCCTCAAGCCCTGTTATTCCTGTTGTATTTAATAATATGTCTTTTGATTCGACAACAGAGGATACATTTGTTCAATGCCAAACAAGTTTTGGCTCTGGTCGTTACCTTACAATGGGTGGTTCTGCTAACTCTACAAATAGTGTTGTTGGTTTAGTTCTTTTAAATATTTTTACAGAAGAAGGTATTGGTGCAGGTGCAAATTATGTTATTGGCAAAAGATTGCGTAACCTTTACAATAATCTTACAGTTTCAAATGTTATTTTTGATTCGCCAATAGGACCAGAAGTATTAACGTCTAGTCCAGAAGGTAAATTTCAAACACAAATTAGGGTAACATTTGAAATATATGAGGAACTTTAATTATGCCAAAACTTGAAATTACTGAAGAAATGTTAGACGTCATTGAAATTGTTAAAGGTAGAAGAGAAGCAAATTATTGGGATCCCGATTGTAGGAAATATTATGAGGCACAACAAAATTCAAAAAAAGATGTGAAAAGTTCAGAAAAAGGTTAATATAAAATAAATACTTTTTTTTGTCATGGCTACCAAAGGTGATGTAGGTAAACTGATGTTCCACAATGCTGGTGGAACTGAAGCTGATGTAAGCGATCTAAGAGCTTGGAATTTATCTATAACAAAAGACACCCAAGAAACAACAAAAATGGGTGATACATTTAAAAGTTTTGTTGGTGGTTTAATTTCTGCAGAAGGTGGAGCAACACTTTTATATAATGCTTCTGGCAACTCAGATTATCAAGCATTTATTGATGATGTTCTTGTAACAGGTGATACTGGTGATGCTTTGATTGAACTTTTCCCTGATTCTGGCGAGTCAGCAAAGAAAATAAGTGGTTCTTGTATAATTACAAATGCAGATCATTCTGCAACATTAGGTGAAATTGAGGAGATCGCAATAACATTTACAATGACAGGTACCATTACTTCTGCTGTGTAGTATATTAGGGTAATACAATTAAAACCCTATGGCAAAAAGAAATGTAGATCTTATTACAGAAGCATTTGCTGATGTAATGACTAACAGAAGAAAGTATATATTAAATAAACCAGATGGTTCATTATTAAAAGAGTTATATTTTCCACCATTGACTAGACATGACAGAATACAGGCTCAACAGTTAGCAGGTACAGAAGAAGGTTTAGTTATATCAACAAGACTTTTATGCCAAATAGCACAAAATGAAGATGGTTCAAAAGCGTTTGCTTCTGCTGATGCTGAGAACCTAAAAAGATTTTTACCAGAGACGATATTAAATGATCTAGAATTATTTATGATGGGATTAAATGTTGACTTAAATTCAGCAAAAAAAGAATCAAGCGAGATAACTGGCTAAATTTCGAGTTTTTTCTCGCAACAGAACTAGGTAAAACTTTAATTGAATTAAGAAAAGCTATGACAGAAGAAGAGCTTGTATTTTGGGCTGCATATTATGAAGTTAAAAATGAAAGAGAAAAACAAGAATTAAATCGTCAAAAGGCTAAAACAAGGTAATATATAATAAAGTCTATTTTCGTTTGTGGCACAATCAACAGTCAGATTAATAGTTGATGCACAAAATGCGATAAGACCATTGCAGCGTACCGATCAAATAACACAGCAACTTAGCAAGAATACAAATAAATTAAAAGGCAGATTAGATAGGTCAAGTCGTTCATTTAGAGATCAGGGAGCATCAGCCAAAGTGGCTGCTGGTGGAGTTCGAACTTTAACAAATTCACTTGCCCCATTATTAAAAGCATTAGCTCTTGCAGCAACATTTAGATTTGTTTTTGTAAAAACAGCAGAGCTACAAACACAAAGAACAGCATTAATACAACTTACTGGTTCTGTTGAATCAGCAAATAAAATTATTAGTCAATTACAAGCATTTGGTAATGTAACACCATTTACAAGTAGTGAATTAATTGAACAATCAAAACGATTAAAAGCTTTTGGTTTTGAAACAGAAGATTTGGTTGATACTGTACAAAGATTAGCAGATGTGGCTGGTGCTACTGGTGCGGATTTAAGTGGAATATCAACAGCGTTTGGTCAAATATTGGCAAAAGGTAAATTACAAAGAGAGGAGGAGTTACAACTATTAGAAAGAGGAGTTGATATTACAAGTGAATTAAAACGTATTACAGGATTGCAGGGTGATGAATTTGAATCTGCAATGCGTAAGGGAAAGATTGGTGCTGATTTAGTTAATCAAGCATTAATAAATCTTACAAGTGAGGGTGGTGTATTTTTTGGTGGAGCAACAAAACAATCGCAAACTTTAAATGGACAGTTATCAACTTTCCAAGATAATGTAGAAACGCTTGCAAGAACTATTGGTGAGGTACTAGAACCAGCATTAATGGGTGCATTAAAAACTGCAAACAAAGTTTTGGGTGCAATAAATAGATTATTTTCAAGTGAATTTCAAAGACAAATAAGTGGATTTAGATTTAATCTTGAAGTACCCGGAGAAACTGTAACTGATTTAAAAAAAATTCAAGATTTTACAAAAAATATACAACCACTTGGTCTTGATGTTGAAGGTCTGAATTTAAGAATAAGTCAATTAGAGGGAACAAAGAATCAAATTGTACAAATTGGAACTGAAATAAATAAAACAAGACCATTTAAAATAACAGATAAGGAAAGTACAGAAATTTTAGAAACACAGAAAACATTAACTGCCAAAATAAATGAACTAACAGAAAGACGAGATTTACTTTTAGGCATTAATAATAACAGCTTAGATGAAATGAATAACAAAATAAAAAAAATTAAAGATGGTACTGATGGTGTAGGTGATGCTTTTGAAAAAATTGGTGACAGTATTGCTCAGGGTGTTTCAACAGCATTAACTGATGCAATATTACAAGCAAGAACATTAGGCGAAGCTGCCAAAGGTATTTTAAATATGATTGCTAGACAACTTTTACAGCTTGGAATTAACACTTTGCTATTTAATGTTTTTGGTGGTTCAACAGGAATATTTAAGAATTTACCAACATTTGCCAATGGTGGTAAACCCCCTGTTGGCAGACCTTCAATTGTAGGTGAACGTGGTCCAGAATTATTTGTACCATCTTCTGCTGGAACAATAATTCCAAATCATTCTTTAGGTAGTGGTATAACAAATAATATAGTTGTTAATGTAGATGCGTCAGGTTCAAGTGTAGAAGGTGACGAGAGACAAAGCAGAGAGCTTGGTCTAGTTCTTTCTACTGCAATACAGGCACAACTTATACAAGAAAAAAGACCCGGAGGTTTACTTGCATAATGGCTACATTTCCATCATTTACACCGACATATTCGGGCTTTAGAAAGAAATCAAATCCCTTTGTAAGAAATGTTCGTTTTGCAGATGGTTATGAACACAGGGTTTTGTTTGGACTAGCTGCACATCAAAGTCCAAAAACCTTTGATGTTGAATTTAATGAATCAGAAGAAGATGCAGATGTTATTGAAGCATTTTTAGAAAGTAGAGAAAATGACCAAGCAAGTTTTGATTTTACACCTCATGGAGAAGGAGTATCAAAAACAGGTACATATAGTCAATCTGGAACAACAATTACAGTTACGATAACAAAGCATGGAATTGCTATTGGTAAAACTGTAACCCTTGATTTTACAAGTGGTTCTGCAACAGATGGAACATTTATCGTTGCTTCTTCTGCATCTGTAGATACTTTTACTGTTACTGCTTCTGCAAGTGCAACAAATAGTGGAAATGTTACTGCAACAGTTTCTGGTTCTTATAAATTTGTTTGTGAAGGGTATACAAAATCTATTCCATACAATAATAGGGCAACTATAAAGGCTCAGTTTAGAGAGGTGTTTGAACCATGAGCAGTAGTGTTATAAGTGATATTCAATCAATTAATCCGTCATCAATTATTGAATTATTTACTCTTACTACAACTGCTGCTTTGCATGGGTCAGATTCAACATATAGATTTCATGCTGGTTCAAGTTTAAATTCTAATGGCGAAATTGTTTGGGCTGGTAATTCTTATCAGAGATTTCCAGTGCAGGTAGAAGGTTTTAAATATCAGAAAGGCCAACTACCAAGACCAACTCTTACTGTAAGTAATGTGCTTGGAACTATTACATCAATACTGTTAACTGTTAATGAAACAACAACTGGTAATGATTTAACAGGTGCAACAGTAACTAGAATAAGAACACTTGCTAAATTTATTGATGCTGTAAATTTTGCTGGTGGTGTAAATCCTTATGGCACACCAGACCCAAATGCAGAGTTTCCACAAGAAATATATACAATTGATAGAAAGTCACAAGAAACAAGAGAGGTTGTAAGTTTTGAACTTGCTGCACCGATTGATCTTGCTGGTGTTCGTGCGCCAAAAAGACAATGTACAAGGGCACAATTTCCAAGTATTGGGCGAATAAAAATATGAGTTGGAAACAAGATGCTTTAGTTCATGCAAAAGAGCAAGACCCAAAAGAGTCTTGTGGTTTATTATTAGAAATAAAAGGAAAAGAAAAATATTTTCCCTGTAAAAATTTATCAACTTATTCACAGCAATGTTTTATTATTGACCCAAATGATTATGTAAAAGCTGAAGAATCTGGAAATATTTTAGCTGTTATTCATAGCCACCCTGTAACACCACCTACTGCAAGTCAAGCAGATAAAATTAGTTGTGAAGATTCAAAATTGCCATGGCATATAGTAAATCCCAAAACAGAACAATGGGGATACTATGAGCCAAGTGGATATAAGCCTGCATTAATTGGTAGGCCATGGGTTTGGGGTGTAACTGACTGCTGGTCTTTAGTAAGAGATTGGTATAAAGAAGAAAAAAATATTATCTTGCGTGATTGGGATAGACCAACAACACCACAGCAGTTTCTAGAAAAACCATTGTTTGAAAGTTGTGCTTGGCGTACTGGTTTTAGAGAATTACGACCTGATGAAAAATTAATTAATGGTGATGTTCTTTTAATGAGTATTTTAAGTCCAACCCTTAATCATGTGGCTATTTTTTTAGATGGTGATGTTTTACATCATTTAGCAGATAGAATAAGCTGTAAGGAACCATATAATCAATGGTTGTTAAAATGCACTGGTAAAAGGTATCGTTATGCTTCGTAAAGTAAAACTGTATGGCGATCTTGCTAAAATTACAAGCCATAAAGAATTTGAAGTTGCAGTAAATACAACAGCACAGGCTGTAAGTTTTTTAATTAATAACTTTCCACAACTAGAAAGTTACATGTCAAATAAGTATTATCAAGTGTTATGCGATAAAAATGATGTTGGTATTGATGAATTGCATTTTCCTATAGGTCAATCTGATATAAAATTTGTTCCTGTTATTTCTGGTGCTGGTGGTAATTTAGGTCGAATTTTGTTAGGCGGTGCTTTAATTGCAATGAGTTTTGGTGTTGGTGGTTTATTTACAAATCCTCTAACTATTGGAGGAAAAGGCTTTTTTGGTTTTGCTGCTGCTGGTACTGGTGCCAAAGCTGCTTTTGGTATTGGTGCTGCTTTAGTATTATCAGGTGTAAGTGGTATGTTATTTCCTACACCAAAATTACCAGAATTTAGTTCAGAACAAGACCCACGGTTATCATTTAGTTTTAGTGGAACACAACAAACTTCAAGGGCTGGAACACCTGTACCAATTGTTTATGGCGAGATTGTTACTGGTTCTGTTGTTATAAGTGGTGGTATTGATACTGAACAGGTACAAGTATGACAGATAAAAAGAAAATTATTCGTGGTTCTGGTGGTGGTGGTAGCCCTCCACCTCCTCCGCAGCCAACAAGAACACCTGATACTTTACACAGTAAACAGTTTGCAACTTTTCTTGATTTAATAAGTGAAGGAGAGATAGAGGGAAGTGCGTCTGCCTCAAAAGAAGGTATAACAGATAAAACATCTACAGCATACAAAAATGCATATCTTAAAGATGTATTTTTAAACGATACACCAATATTAAAAGCAACTGCTGATTCAACCAATCCAGCAACAACTGATTTTAACTTTCAAGATGTTACTTTTAACTCAAGATTTGGTACAGCAGATCAAACAAAAATTGCTGGCATAGAAAGTAGCCAATCAACAATACCAGTAAATGTTACTGTTACTGCAGATAGTCCAGTTACAAGACAAATTACAAATACAAATGTAGATCGAATTAAAGTATCAATAACATTTCCACAGATACAGATAGCCACAGAAGATGGTGATTTATTAGGTGATACAGTTCAATTTAAAATTTCTGTTCAATATAATTCTGGTGGTTTTACTGATGTTCATACTGATACTGTAACTGGTAGGACTGCTGACCCATATCAAAAAGACTTTTCTGTTGAAGTTACAGGTGCATTTCCTGTTGATATTAGGGTAACAAGAATAACTGCAGACAGTACAAGTAGCAGTACTGTAAATGCATTTCAGTGGACAAGCTTTTCTGAAATAGTAGATGATGCTTCAACTTATGCAAACTCTGCATACAACGCAATAAGATTAGATTCACAACAATTTAGTTCTATACCTACAAGAAAATTTAGAATTAGAGGCATAAAAGTAAGAATACCGGGTGCTGGTGCATCAAGCTCTGGTACACCAACTGTTGATACTGCAACTGGTCGCATAGTTTACCCAAGTGGTTATATTTTTAATGGTGTGATGGGTGCTGCTGTATGGACTTCTTGTCCAGCAATGATTTTATTAGATTTATTAACAGATACAAGATATGGCTTTGGAGATCATGTAACAGACAGTAATCTTGATTTATTTTCTTTTGTAACTGCTAGTAAATATGCCAACACTCTTGTAGATGATGGATTAGGCGGTCAGGAGGCTCGATTTAGCTGTAATGTTAATATTCAATCATCAAGCGAGGCATTTGATTTAATAAATGAACTTGCTGGTGTAATGAGATGTATGCCAATTTGGTCTGCTGGTACAATTACAATCACACAAGACTCGCCAAAAGATGCTAGTTATTTATTTAATTTAAGTAATGTTACCTCTGAAGGTTTTACATATTCTGGTAGTAGTTTAAAACAAAGACATACTGCTGTTGCTGTTTCATATTTTAATATGGATAGCCAAGAGATAGATTATGAAGTTGTTGAAGATAGTACTGCTCAAAGTAAGTTTGGGATAATAACAAAACAAGTAAAAGGTTTTGGTTGTACATCAAGAGGGCAAGCTGCTAGATTAGGTCGAGCAATATTATTTGCAGAGCAGAATGAATCTGAATTGGTCAGTTTTTCTACTTCAATAGATGCTGGTGCTGTTGTTAGACCGGGTGCAATAATAGATATAAATGACCCTGTTCGTGCTGGTGTTAGGAGAGGTGGAAGGCTTGCTGGCGTAACTTCTACAACAGTGGTAACTGTAGATGATACTAATGCAACAGATTTTGCTGTAGATGCTTCTGGCAATCCTGTTGGTGATGCAAAATTAAGTTTAGTTTTACCAGATGGAACTGTTGAAATAAAAGACATAAGCAGCATTTCTGGTGCAACAATAACAGTATCGGAAGCTTTTTCTCAGACACCAAATGTCAATACAATTTGGATAATTTCAAACGTAACAATAGAATCACAAAAATTTAGAGTTATTACTGTTGAAGAACAAGATGGTGTTAATTATTCAATAACAGCACTTTCATATGTAGAAGGAAAATATGCTTTTATTGAAGATGGAACAGCATTACCATCAAGAAATATAAGTATTTTAAATGAATTAAAAGAACCACCATCAGGACTAACTGCTGTAGAAACCATTGTTCCAATAAATAATCAAGCAGTATCAAAAATATTTATAAGTTGGCAGCCAATAGTTGGTGTTTTAGAATATCAGGTTAACTATAGATACCAAAATGGAAACTTTGTTTCAGAAAAAGTTTCAAGACCTGATTTTGTTATTTTTAATAGTCAGCTTGGAATATATGAAATACAAGTATTCAGTTACAATGTACAAGGCCAACTTTCTGCTACATCAACAGATTTAACATTTCAAGCTGTTGGTAAAACAGCACTTCCACAAGATGTTACAAACCTTAGAATAGAACCAATATCAGATCAATTTGTTAGATTACGTTTTGATAAAGCTACAGATGTAGATGTAGTGCATGGTGGAAACGTGGTTGTCAGGGGTAGTAATATTGCAGATGGTACAGCAACTTTCACAAATTCTGTTGATGTTATTCCAGCATTGCCGGGCAACGTAAGTGAATCTATTGTTCCAAATATTGTTACAGGGGAATATATTTTAAAATTTAGAGATGATGGTGGCAGACTTAGTTCTGGCGAAACTTCAGTTATAGTAAACAGTCCTGACCCTTTTCCAAAATTAGTTGTTTTAGAGGATAGAGAAGATACTGATGCAACACCTTTTGCTGGAACAAAAGTTGATTGTTTTTTCTCTGATGATGTTAATGGCCTTGTTTTAGGTTCTTTAGATGAATTAGATGGTGTTACAGATTTTGATTCTTTACCTGATTTTGATATTTTAGGTGCTGTTGATATAACAGGTGGTTCTTATGAATTTGCAAATACTCTGGATTTAGGTGGAAAACAACCCTTAAGACTACGGAGACATTTTGTTACGCAAGGTTTCTATCCAAATGATTTAATAGATAAAAGATCAGCAAATATTGATACATGGACAGATTTTGATGGTGCTACTGCATTTGATGTTGGGGCATCTTTATTAGTTGCTACAACTGATCTTGACCCTGACTTGTCAACTTCAGCAACCTATGGGCAAAGTGGAACTACTATTACTATAACTAAATCTTCGCATGGTTATTCTGTTGGCGATTTTGTTGTTATAGATTTTACTGCTGGTAGTGCAACAGATGGTAATTATGAAATTGTAACTGTTCCAAGTACAAGTACTTTTACGGTTACTTCAGCTACAAGTGCTACAATATCTGCTGGTACTTCTTGTACATATGGGGCAAACTTTTCTAGATTTAATCCTTTTGTAAATGGTACTTATGTTGGTCGTGGTTTTAAATTTAGATGCGAAATGGATTCAGATGACCCTGCACAATCAATTGAAATTGACCAACTAGGATATACAGCAGAACTAGAAAGCAGAACCGAAACAAGTCTTGGTAATGCAGGGGCAACAGGTGGTGGTATTATTTCTTCTGGAACCTCGCAAAAATCTGTAACATTCACAAATTCATTTTTTACAGGTTCAACAGGAACAGGTGTTGCAGACAACACTGTTCTGCCATCTGTTGCTATTACTATTGAAAATGCACAAAGTGGCGATTTCTTTGCTTTATCTTCTATAACAGGCAGTGGATTTAATATAGATATTAAAAATGGTTCAAGTCATGTAGATAGGGAATTTAAATATACAGCAACTGGTTTTGGTCGAGGCTCTTAAATTATGATAACCTTAAAGAAAAAATTAGAGTAAAATGGCTACCCACGATTACGTTATTGACAATAGTACTGGCGCGAACGTTCGTAGTGATATAAATAATGTATTGCAAGCAATATTAACAAATAACAGTTCTGGTTCTGCTCCTAGTACGACTGCTGCATATATGTTGTGGGCTGATACCAGTAATAATATTTTAAAAATGCGTAATTCAGCAAATGATGGCTGGATTGATTTAAGAACACTTACTGGTGGTTTAACTTCTAGTGCTGATGCGACAATAAATAATGTAACTGTTGGTAGAGGTGCAAATTCTGTAGGTGGAAACACTGTTGTTGGGGAAGATGCCCTGAACGCATCTGTTTCAGGTGGAAACAACACTGCGATTGGACATGATTCTTGCACAAGTTTAACTTCTGGAACACATAATACTGCGGTAGGTAGTGAATCACTGTTTGGCGTAACCACTGGTTCGCAAAATGTGGGCGTGGGATTTGAAACATTGCAATCTACTACTACCGCCGATGGAAATACTGCCATAGGCATGAGAGTTTTACAAGCAAACACAACTGGCGGTAGCAACACAGGTGTGGGTTTGCAATCGTTGTATGCCAATACTACGGGAGATCACAATACTGCGGTTGGTGTTAATAGTTTGGTAGCGAACACAACTGGCGAATATAACGTAGCCATTGGAAACTATGCATTAGATGCAAATACAACAGCAGATGCCAATGTTGCCGTGGGTTATACAGCATTATCAGCAAACACAACAGGCGCGTCTAATATGGCGATGGGAAGAAATGCTCTGCAAGTAAATACAACAGGTAGTGACAATGTAGGTATCGGGCATGAGTCGTTAAAAGCTAACGAAACTGGCGGTGCAAATGTCGCTGTGGGTAGAGATACTTTGAAATCCAACACAACGGCAAGCAACAACACTGCCATTGGTAATGCTGCATTACAAAACAACACAACTGGAACTAACAATACTGCGGTGGGTGGTAATGCTCTTGATGCTGCGACAACTGCCGATCAGAACACTGCCGTGGGTCGCAACGCATTAGGAGCTACCACAACTGGGAATTTGAACGTAGCTATAGGAGATCATGCTTTGCAATCTTCTACAACTGCGGATCGAAATGTAGCGGTTGGTAGTCAAACAATGGCATCATACGCTGGCGATGGGGATAATTACAATGTTGTAGTAGGTTTTAGGGCTTGTAATGCTGCAACTACTGGTACTACATTCACAGCAATAGGTGGAGATGCCCTTAAAGCAACAACAACTGCAAGTGATAATGTTGCTGTTGGATATTCGGCTGGATCTTCTTTAACCACAGGGGGAAATAATGTAATTATGGGAACAGCAGTAATGCAAGCAAATGTTACTGGTAGCAACAATGTTGTTATAGGACACAGAGCTTACAGATTGGGTAATGATGGCAGCGGAAATGTTGGTATTGGTGTTGAATCTTTAGAAGATAATACAGGAAGTAACAACGTTGGTGTTGGAACTGGTACTTTAAAAGAAAACACAAGTGGCGAAGGCAATGTAGCTATTGGAGACAGAGCTTTAGCAGCAAACACTACGGCTTCATCAAACACAGCAGTAGGCCAATTTGCACTGAACGTCAACACCACTGGAAATGAATGTACTGGCATTGGTAGGCAAGCTCTAAACGCAAACACGACAGGTACAGATAATACGGCTGTGGGTAATAACGCCTTAGTAAGTAATACGACAGCAAGCAACAACACGGCAGTGGGGGCAAATGCTTTGGACGCTGCTACAACAGGATATAATAGCGTGGCTGTCGGTAATCATGCTTTGAGCGCAATGACTACGGCTGAAGGTAATGCCTGTTTTGGATATTTTTCAGGTGCAGGAGTAACTACTGGAAATAACAACACTGCGGTAGGAAGAGAATCTCTAAGACAATCAACAACCGCTGGAAATAATTCAATAATAGGTTATCTTGCTGGTTACTCTCTTACAACTGGTGGAGCAAATACCGCTATTGGAATGATGGCCTTATATGGTGCTACAACAGGAACTGACAATATCGCTATGGGTAAACAAGCACTGCAAGATGTTACAACAGGAACTAATAATATGGCTTTTGGTCTTGATGCTGGCAGGTCAGGAACACCCTCTGGTTCAATTACAACTGGTAGTAATCAACTTTGTATGGGTAATAATAGTATCTCTAACTGTTTTATCAAAGTTGATTGGACAGTTACATCTGACAGAAGAGATAAAACAGACATCAAACCATTTACACATGGTCTGTCATGGATCAATAAACTCAATCCTGTTACTTATCGTTGGGATAACAGAAGTTTTTATGAAGATGGAAAACCAGATGGAAGTAAAAAACAAAAACAGCTTAATGTTGGTTTAATTGCACAAGATGAAATTGAAGTTGAAAAAGAACATGGATTTGGCGATACAGCAGAAAATATGATAGTAAGTCATATTAACGAAGATGGAGATTATGGTATGCAATATGCAAAACTTGTACCTATACTTATAAATGCTGTTAAAGAGTTATCCGTAAAAGTCACAGCCCTCGAAGCAGGGTAAACTTAAAGTAACCTAATTTTTTATTATGGAAGAAAGAACCGCAGATGAAATTGCAGCAATTTTTTCTGCTGCTGGCGATAGCGTTACTCTTATTAATGCAGACGCAAATTATTCAGCTTATAAAACAAGAACATCATCTTCTGATACTGAGGCTGAATGGAAAGCCTACATCAAAAGAAATACAGATCATCTTGAAATAATTAAGAATTATAAAAAACTTGATGGAACAACATCTATCTGGACAACCGAATCGTTTACCGACATAGACGCTGCTATAACTAAGGGAAAGTCACTTTACGCTTAATTTATGAACCTTAAAGAAAAATTACAAGAACTTGCCATTGAAAGGCAAAATTTAACTGTTGCTTTATACGAAGTTAGCGGTGCAATGAAGATTTTGGAACAGCAGATTCTTGAAGCTGAACCCGTATCAACCCCGCCATCAGATACAAAGGCATTAAACCAAGAATCAAAAGCAGTGTCATCAAAGTCAAAGGCATAGCTAATTTATTTAAAATTTCTTTTAACATTATGTTTAATAAAATTTGTCAGATAGCATCATTATTGTCTCTTTTGTTATCAGGGTCAATGGCTGCTTTTGGTTTTGTAGCGATACGCTATATGCAAAGCCCAGAGTTTGAAAGAGACTTAAAAAACAAAGTTATGGGTGATTTACAAGAAAAAATGATGGAAGAAATACCAATGCAAATGCCTTCAGAAACTTTCCCTGCAATGCCACTTTAATGGGAATACCAGATCTAAATATTCCTGACATAGAAATACAACCAATATTTGATTTTACAAAACCAGTAGACATAATTCCACTTACAATAAATGTTCCAGCCTGTACATATCAACATAGAGATATAAAAAACACTGGCAATAGAAATTTATTACTTGATGACCCTAATGGTGTTTTTACAGTTTGCGATGCACCATTTCCGAGTTTCAATCCAATGAATTATCAACCTAATAATTTGATAATGTCAGAAGATACACCAATAACATCTAGCGAACCTGAAATACCTGAAACAAAACCACCAGTTACACAAAAGCCTGTTGCGAAAGAAACAGAGTTTTTTATTAAATGTCCTGACCCAGAAAAAGATCAACGTGTTGGAGACTTTCGTAACGATAAAAGACTAGAACGTGTCGTTGGTCATAAATTAAACGAAGATGGAAGTAAATGTATTACTTTGTATGAGGACACCAGCTTTACCGAGCAGTACATACCTAATG